TTCTCGGGCATCAAGGTGATAATGATAGCTTACCATCTTTTGGCTGGATCCAAGGATTCTCACGAGAAGGGCCAAACCTTTACGCCGACGTCTCTTTCACTGACACGGCAAAGGATTTGGTGAAGAATGGTCACTACCGCAAGGTATCTATTTCCTTTTATTCTCCGGATAGTCAAATCAATCCGCATGGAGGGAAATGGAGCGCAAGACACCTGGCACTGCTGGGGGCATCTCCCCCCGCTGTAAAAGGTCTTGAGCCTTTCTCATTCACGGAAAAGGAGGGATGCTTCGATTTCGCCGTTGCCCTCTCCCCGAGTGAAATTTTCGATGACGAGCTTGGCCCTACGTTAATCGTGGAGAAAAGCCCTCTCGAAATTCTTCGTGAGAAGCTTGATGAAGTACGGCAAGATGTTTCATCTGCTGTCAAAGATCTTCAAGATTCCGGCGAAGAACAAAAAGAAACCGAAGTGGATGAAGCAAGTAGTGCGAAAGCACCCGCTGAAATCGCGAGCCCGGAAGAAAATCAACAATTCGCGGAGGGTTCAAAACAAGCCAAATCAAAGGTTAAAACCAACGAAATCACTCAGCAGACGGCTGAACTTGAAGACCAATTCCCAGAGGAACAATTTATGGAAGACGGAAAAATCAGCCGTAAGCACGCCAAAGGTGCCCACGGCCAAGTAATGCAGGTTGTAGAAAACGTCTACGACGAACAACACAAAGAACTTCCCCCGGCACTGAAGGCCAAAGCTGAGGAAATGAAAGCCAAAGCTAAAGCTCACCCCGGCGAGGAAGTAGGAATGGATGAGCAGCACAAAGAACTGCCCCCAGCTCTGAAAAAGCGTTCCGCTGAAGTCAAAGCTCAAGGTCATTTTGCAGAAGATGACGAAGATGAGATGGACTTTGATGAGACCGGTCGTTATGACACTGCCCGTTCTTCAGACGAAGGTTACGCCGACCGCATGAAGACTGGCAAGGAAGGCAAAGGCGGAGTTGGCGACGATCGTATGCATACTGCCAAGAGCGGTGAGCAAGAAGCAGATCGTAACAAGACCGCAAAGAACTCAGAGCAAGATTCTGACCGCAAGAAAACTGCCAAGGACGGTTCGGATAATGCAACTGGCGAATCTCGCTGGGCTGGCCAAGCTGACGCAGCAAGTCGCACCGAAAACGGCGATCAGTACGATGCAGACACCGACAGCTATCCTGAGCCTAACAAGCCCAAGACTGCCTCGGGTTCTAACCCTGCTGGACGCGAAGATGCTGACACCAAGGTTCCGACGGAAACCGAAGAATCTCCCGACAACGAAGTGTTTGCCGTTAGCACCATTAACGTGATGTCCGATGGTAGCATGCGTGTGATGCGTCAAAAGAGCAGCGATGGCCGTCAAGCTACCAAGGGTGGCAAGATCGACCACGCTGAGCCTGAAGCAGACGAAGTAACTTCCGACATGGGCGTTACCGCCATGGGCGAAGTTGACGACCTGACTCAAGGCAAAGCCAAGATCAAGAAGGGTCAACTAGAGCCTGGTCACTTTGAAGGTGGCGTTGCTGAAGTAACTGGCCCCGATGGCGTGTTTGCTGAAGGTTACAAGGGTGAGAAGAAAGCCAAGGATAAGCACCTGACCCCTGGTGCTATGGGCGAAACTGATGAAGCCGCTCGCACAGTTGGTCCTGATGGAGCCTTTGCTGAAGAGCATGGCGAAGAGAAGAAGCCTTACACTAAGACTGGATTCGGTTCGACTTACGACGAAGACGGCGAAGGTGAGGATGACGAAGAGGATTTCAACGAGCTTTCCGCTGACCACTGCGGCATGGATTACGGCATGGGTTCAATGGCCCAAGCCAAGCCGATGGGTTATCCCGACGCAATCTTCGAGGAGCTGGATCGCCTGAAGAAAGAGCATGCTGAGCTTCAGCGCCGCTTCGCTGAGGAGAAGATGAATGCCCGCAAGGCCAAGATCGCTTCTTTCGTTGAGTCCCTCTATGATGAAGGTCGTCTGACCGACGGCATCATGCCTCAAAGTGAGCTGCAAAGCTACTGCGAAGGTCTGGACTTTGGCACCCTGGAGTTCTCGGAAGGCGAAACTGCCGCTACCAAGCTGCTTGGTCTGCTGAGCAAACTTCCCCCGATGGTTTCCTACAGCGAAATCGCTGGTGGAACTTTCCAGTACGCTGAAGAGGATCTTGACCCTCACGCTAAAGCTCTGAAGCTGGTTGAGTCTGAAGGAATTGACTACGTAGAAGCGATTAAGCGCACAATGTACAACTGAGGTTTGAAATGGATCTCCTCTCTTTAATCGGCATGGCCACAAAGCGGAGGGGAGATTACTTCACCCAAGCTGAAGCTTTACGAAAGAAAGTTCACTCCCAGCCTGAGCTGGAAGAAAGAATGATCAACGAAGCTAATGTTTTGGTGAAGGGTCTTCGTGATAAGCAAATGAGGTGGGAGGAATACGAAAGATCCCTCTTAGATAAAACTCTCATCTCTGCGCTTACCGCTGTTAGTCTTGGCGCCGAAGACGTCAATCCTCGCGGGAAGATGGAGAGAGCATGGGCGACAATCGTTGGCGAAATGCTCCCTCCCCTTCATGAATTTCTAGCTGAAACAAAAGATGCACTCGACAACGGAGGTATTCTGTTGGGCGATAAAACACAAGAATTTGCTGAAGTAAGAAGTTGGCCTGGTTTGCTGATTCGGGTGATCCGTTACATTGCAAACCCTTCCTACTCCTTCTTCAACCTTGGCCAGTATTACGTAAGGCAAGACCAAGGATACAGAGAAATGAGAAGAGTTCCGAAACTCGACTCCAGAACTTGCCCCGACTGCGTAATGTTTGGTAGGCTCGGTTGGCAACCCTTGGGAACTCTACCGATGCCTGGTAAGGAATGTCAATGCTACGATCGGTGCAGGTGTAGCATCGAGTACCGTTAAGGGTAAAACCATTCAGTTTAACTGGGTGTAAAAACAAGTCCCAGAGTAAACAAATTGAAGTCCTCATACTTTGGAGAATTCCATGGCTACAAACGCAGGTCCCGTATACGGCCGTCAGTACATCCGTTACGCAGAAACTTTCGAAGCTCCTGCTGACAATCAAGATGGCGATCCCGGTGTTGTTGAGATCGGCGAATTTCGCGCCGTTTCTTACGCCACCTGGGCTGGCCCTAACTTCGCTGCTGCACCTGACGCTTTCACAACTCCCGGCGGCGTAGATACCATCGTTGGTATCAACCAGGCTTACATGCCTACTGCTCTGGCTCAGCCTTATACCGCTCGTCAGCTGACCGTTGCTACCTCCGGTCTTCTGCTGGTTGAAGTTGCCCCTGCTGCAACTCTGACCGATCTAACCCTGAACACTCAGCTCGAAATCAACACTCTGGGTCAAGCTGTTGGCGTTGGTGATGGCACCCCTGTTACCCTCGACGGCACAACTCCTCTGATTCGCGAGCAAGTCGGAATCGGCGGTCGTAAGTTCGTTCTCGTCAGCTTTGCCTGATAATTAACCTTGGTTGGGCAACCGTAATCGTCAGGCAGATAGCCTGGAAAGATGCGGTGTAAGACCCAACTGTGGTTTAACCATTTGAAGTCGTTTAACTATCTCGGAGACTCCCTCCCATGATGAACCTCCAGCAAACCTATGCTGGCGTAGATCCGATTCTGACTACGCTCGCACAAGGTTTCATGCTTCCGGCGACCAATATCGCCAACTTTATTGCCCCCGTCGTTGACACCCCGACTCGTGCTGGCCGCATTCTGCGCTTCGGCAAAGAGCAGTTCGCCATCAATGACTTCCGTCGTGCTTATGGCACCAACATTCCGTTCGTTCAGAGCCGTTACGACTCCGAGCCTTATGCTCTGGAGCAAGAAGTCGTGGCTTGGGAACTGCCGGAAGAAGTCATCGAGAACGCTGGCGAAGGTCCTGCTCAAGTTGACCTGCGTGCGATTGAAACTCGCAACGCAATGTCCCGCCTGATGAATGCTTACGAGTACACCGTAAGCCAGGCCGTGACTGTTACTGCCGGTTACAACCCTTACGAGCCTTCCGCTGGTGCTGGTACTCAGACCGGTCTGGGCTTCACAACCTGGGCTAACTTCCAGAGCGCCTACGGTTCAGCCGCTGGTCCTTCGGCTTGGTCTTCACTGACTTCCAACCCGATCGAAGATATCCTGACCCTGAAGCGTGCTGTTGCCAACCAAATTGGCATCCGCCCGAACTCGATGGTTCTGGGAACCGCCGTGTTTGATCAACTGCTGACAAACCAGGCGATCCTTGAGCGTATCAAGTACACGACTGCCGATTCAATCGACACAGACCTTCTGGCCCGTTACTTCGGTCTCGAGCGTGGTCTGCGCGTTGCTGAGGGTCGTTATCTTGCCACCGATGGCACCCTGCAGCCTGTGTTCCCTTCAAACGGAATCCTGCTGTTCTACAGCCCCAATGGTCCTTCGGATAGCGTAATGCCTGCTGGCGGTGCTAATGCTGCTACCCCCGCTTTTGCTTACACCTATCAGCTGACCGGCACTCCTGCTGTTCGCCCCGAGTACTACATTCGTGAGCGCCGCGTGGTTCGTGCTGAAATCACTGTTGAGCGTGTTGTTAACCTGGTTGGTCTTGGTGCCACTGGTCTTATCGGTTCTGGCGCGATGATCTCCAACATTCTTGGTTGATCCGAGAATTAACTAAGGAGGTGTCATCATGGCTATTTTAAGACCGATTACCAAATCGCAGTACGAAGTTTCCTTCACAGCTCTTGGTGGACCCACTTTCACAGCGGTGTTCACTAAGTTCAGCGGTGTCAAAGACTCAGCCGAGGACAGCCGGTATGCCAATGGATCTGGCAACAGACTGTACCACGTTGTTGGTCCGAGAACCGCAGACGACGTAACGTTAGAGGCCCCGTACGACCCCACCATCTTCAAACAACTCGAGCAATTCTGGCTTTCCTACAACTGTGAAGAAATCACAGTTACTGTAACTCCTAAGGATTGTATCGGCGCTGGTTCTGCTCCTGCAGGCGGCCAATACGTTCTCTACGGTTGCCAGTACAAGTCAGTTACAACCGCTGACGTTGACCGTGAAAGCGGAAACGTTCAGACAATCGAGTGCGTGTTCACAGTTAACTACTGGGAGCGTACCTGATTTAAGGTTCAATCAGTTCTTCAAGTCCCTGGCTTCGGCTGGGGATTTTTTGTAGGGTAAAACCAGTGTAAGAAGGCAATCCGTCGGGATTCATGAAGACAACTTTCTCTAGTGGTGTTATCGTCACAAGCCAATGGCTGAATGGCGCAAAACAAATCTCGTTTGACGGGCAAGATTTAGATTGGCACTACCCCCCTCTTGGGCTTAATTCGTTAATCACTTCGGGACCTAATGGTTTAGATTCCCGCTATATCACGCTAACCACTCCCCAGCCAAATCTCGAGGGTGGTCAGCTGATTAGTGGAATCGCAATCTCTGGCACCAAGGTTGTTACCGGGGTGTGGAACTTTGGTTACGAGCCAGGTGGCGTAAACCCTGCGAACGTAAAAGAAAACGCTCCCAAGAGTTTCACAACAAACGACAAATATAACAATCCTACGGGTTATATTGCCCCCACGATTCCGCAAAAATTCTCAGGTCTGGACGATGAAGACCTGATTACGAAGTTGGTTCTGAAAGATCAAATCGAGAACCTGCTTGAGCAACTCGTGATTGACAACGGCGTGTACTACTCCGAAGCGGACAATGCTTGCCAAAATTATTCCGTAGGAGCTGGTAATACTGAAACTGTTTGCCCGCTTTGATGAGGTTCTACCGTGCCTAGATACGCCCCTTTGCCGTCTGTTTCGCTTGATCCGAGAAACGAGGCGCAACTTGTTCAAGCAGCCTCCCAACGGGTCTATGAAGCTTCCAATCAGACACTAAACGATTTCAGTTCCGGGAATCCCCTTGCTGCATTGATTGAAGGGCAGGCATTTGCGCAGGGGGAGTTTTTGTTTTGGTTGAATCAACTTCCCGAAAAAATTCTAATTGAGTGGATCGGACCTTTTCTTGGCGCTATGCGACGCCTTGGAACAGCGTCAATCGCTCGTGTTCTACTGACAATTCCGCCCGCGAACAGTCCAATAACAATTCCTGCCGGGTCAAGTTTCACTACCGACCCGAATATTACGGGAGGGGAGATTTATAGTTTTATTACCACCGAGGAGTATACTTTTTCACCGGGGGAAACCACCTTGGTGGTTCCTGTTTACTCTGAGTTTGTTGGAGCAATCTACAACGTTCCCGCAAATTCTATTGTTAGCTCCGCAGCCATCAATGTAGATGGCCTTCTTGTAACAAATCCTGAACCAGCCACAGGAGGAGCCGATGTAGAAAGTTTCCAAGAGGTTCAAGAACGTTTCTTCACTCTTATTCGTCGGAAGAACCCTGTAAGCGCACAAGACTGGCAGGACTTTTTCACGGATTTCTACGGTCTTGGGACTCAAACGTCTGTTTTGGCTAACAGAGGGTCCGAGTACAACTACAATTATCTTACCGATTACATTCTCCCGAACGGTCAGGTGTCTTTC